TAAAGACATCTTATTTTCTCCTTTCCGTATGTTATCGTATGTTAATTTGTATATCTTTACTACATAACTATTTATATTAGTTATTCTGGTCATTATACTAGCCCCATACATACTTTGTCAAGTGTTTATAGGTAATTCCTTTAACATTTTTTACTAGTAACTTGTTATTCTCATTATTATCATCTACCCAATAGAATTGGGTGTCTGGAAACTCTTTAAATGTCAGAATCAGTTGTCTTAACCAACTCTCAACATTAAATCCTTTTGATTCTGGTGGTAAATAGTTATCTGTTCCTTTATAGATGTTATTCAAAGGTTCATCATAACTACTTAAATCAAATCCCAACATATAAACATGCTTTTCTCCTGATTGACATGCCAAATGTATAGCAGTTGACCCAGCACACCATTCTTTAGGATATTGTATGTTTTTAACTCTATCATTTCCCTCTAACCATGTAATGTATAAACCTACATTGTTATAACATTTTCTTTTCACATCTTCTCTATCTAAATGTGGAAATTTGTTCATCATTTCTTGATAGTTTTTTTCTGCTACTGCAGCTTCCTTACCTTGTACAACACAGAGTTCATTATTATTCTTTTTAGTTTCAAAAATAAGTTCTCGTGGGTAATTCATTTTTATAAACTCTGGGTCAAATCCTTCTAGTCTATTCCAATCTGCAAACCAACAAAAATTATTAGATGCATAACCAGATTCATATATCTCTTGTTGTATTCCATAGTCTATAGCAACTAGATTATCAACTTTACAGTCTCTGTAAGCTGCATTACATCCCCACGTTGAACAGTTTGTATATTCTTTGGTTGTATCCCAAACTTTACGAGATTCGCCGTTGCCGTAAATTAATGCCCCTGATAATGGTGGCATGATAAGTACTCCTTAAATTGTTCACTTGTTACAAATTTTAAATTATTAATTCCTTCAAAGTTATCAACATGTGATACTGGCGATACCCAAGTAAATTTCACATTCTTAAATTTTCTCATGACTATTCTCATTTGGTTCTGCCAAGTGGTAGAATCAAATCCTTGTTTGTATTCTTCAATTAGATATATGTTACTTAAAGGTTTGTCTATTGTTGATAAATCAAATCCTAATAAAAATATTTCATCAACACCTTGTTCAGCGGCAAGATACATTGATGTACTTCCAGCACCATTACCTTTAAATGATTCTATGTTGTTTACTTTATCATTATTGTTTAACCATGTGATGTAGAGACCTGTATTTCTCATACACTTATGTCTTATTTGTTGTACTTCGTCTTGAGTCATTTTAGCTTCATAAGAGTTAGTAAACTTTTGTTTTGCTGTTCTAGGGTTTTTACCTTGTACCACACATCTTTTTTTACCTGACTTCTCTGTTTCAAAAATCTCATCTTCGTTAAAACCTAACTTTAACAGTTCTAAATGTCTACTACCAAATTCAGGTTTATCAATGAAGTTTTTAGGTAATTCATTCCAATCTAAAAACCAACACGTATTGTCTTTTGCATAACCACTATTGTATACTTCTTGTTGTGCAATATAATCTACGGCAACAAGATTGTCAACTTTACCTTCATGATGTATTTTATTACATCCCCATGTGGTTATATCTCTGTATTTTTTATTGATATCAAAACCTAGTCTTGATTCACCATTTCCATAAATTATCGCTTTAGTCATAATTATTCGTTATCGCCTCATATGTTAAAGTATCTTTACCATTAATTGTTTGATAGTCGTGCAATTTAATTTTTGATTCAACCATAGTACATACAAATCTTCTGGGATACTTAGATGGTTTCCTATCTGTAATATAATGCCAACTTAAAGGTGTGTTAGGAAAAAGTATGATTTTATTTTCATTATAATAAAATTGTTTCTCATCATTTGTTATAGGATTTTTTAATCTTAAATGTCCACCATCATCTTCTTCATTCTCATTTTTAAAATACCATAACCCTGTAACCATTTTGTTGCCATTATCTATATGTAACTTTCTCATTGGGAATCCTGTATCTGTTGGTGGATTCTCAGAGAAGGTATGTGAGTAAGAACAATTTACTTCCTTAATATCTAGTCTAGGATAGAACTTTTTAAACACAGATTCACTTTTAAGTAATACCTCTAAAGCAGATTCATTGAGTGTCGTTTTAATTTTATCATCTTCAACAATTGTGTTTGACCTATTCTTAATCTTGTTCCACTTTTTATCTTCATCATTGGTATTCCAATTGTCTTTTACATATTCATAAAAGTCATCTGGTAAAGACCCTGTATAATGGGGCCAAGGTTCTTCATGATACTTTAGCAATTTCCAAATCCTCTACTGTCTTAGACTGATTGTACTTTCTATTCTTTATATTTGTCCATACAAGACTCTCTGGTACATTCCATAGTTGGTCGCAATCTTTACAGTATGGTATGTCATCAAATCTTTCTTCTTCGTGTGCCTTGACTAACTCTTGATACTTCTCACCCTCTAATACTTCCTGTATGGTTTGTGTATCTAAATGTCCAAGCGTTGCTTGTTTGTCATTACCTAACACCATACAACAGGCAACTACACCACCTTGTTGTTTTTCTAAACCACCTGCCCTGACTTGTAACATTGGCGCCATTGGTCTACCACAGGTTCTTCTCTCTTCTTTTCTTCTTGAATACACTTGTGTATACTCACCAGACCAATTGTGCATCATCCATATTTCTGATTTTGTTCCAGTAATGTCTACCCAATTCTTTTGGTACTGTTCAACTTCATAATCTTTTTGTTTCATATCTATGATTAGATGGTTGGCATGTATCTCTGTATTTGTTCCTTCACAAGCTTCTACAAGTTTACGAACATTTTCTCTAACTGTTAGATATCTATCTGATGTGTCTTTCTTTGATTTTGATGGCATCCATTTATGATAGGTTTCACTATTGTATCCTATACAAGATACACGAAACACATCAAGTCCACTATTTGCAATTTCTTTAATGAGTTTATCGTTGAGTGTGTATCCATTACTAAAACTTACACATTTTAAATTTTTATCTTTGATGTATTTTATACACTTAATAAAGTCTTTGTTTAGTGTAGGTTCACCACCACCATGTATACTTACAGATTCAACACCATGTTCTATGGCATTGTCTACAATCTTTACAAAGTTATCCCACTTCAATACTTTCTTAAATTCTTTCTCTCTACCAGCTTCAAATCCTTGTGGGCACATTTGACAAGCATAGTTACATCCACCTGCTAACTCCATATCTAGTTGTCTAATTTTTTTCATACCAACAACCCCCTTAGTATTAGTTTAAAACTATTACTATCAAATTTAAGAAAAGATTTATAATCATTCATAAGTTTATAAACATCTTTCCAAACATAATCGTCAATAAGTTCAGCATTCCATGCTTTGTGAAAATTTAATATACTGTCAAGTATTACCAAACTTTCTAGTGACACTCTTTTACCAAGATAGTCTTTTAATAATTTAGGATGTCTGTTTTTAGATACAGCAACCAAATCCTTATTTAGTATAGGTTCAAGTTCAGATTTAAATGTATAAGTTAAACTTTGTATTTTCTTTTTCCACCCTATAAAGTTTTCTTCATCAAACTTGCCAACCCATCCTTTAGGATGTACTAAAAAATTAGCAAGTAAATAATTTTGAACATCTTCTTTATTTTTATACTTATGCGTTAGTTTTACAAAAAAAATTCTGTCATTTCTTTTGTAAAATGAATCCCTTGATACCTTAGATTTACCATTGTACTTCACAAAGTCATAATCACTTTTATCAAAGTGAGCCTTCATAGCACAGTACATCAAATACGCATCTATTGGTTGCATTACATAGGTAATTTTGCAGACTTAGGTAAATAGTTTAAGTCTATGGCATTTACCTCTATTTTCTCTTTTAAATTTTTAGTTAGAAGTTTTGCAGTTGTTACAGGTTCAATACCCATCTGTTCACAATAGATAGATATTGCTTCCAAGTGAGTAACTCTTTTGTGAAAAGCAATCTTTTCTATTTCCAAAGAAAATGTCTTTGGTGTGTGTACTGTAGCATCTGCCATCATACACATCCTGTTGGTTTTGGAAGACCACCGTACTTTGCAATTATTTTCATAGGGCCTGATTTAAAGACTTCGTATAATTTACTTGCCTTCCTATCCATACCAAACTCTTTTGCAAAGACACGAACAGCAGGAACTGTACCTGTTTCATTGTACATTTCTTTTGCTTTGTCTATGTATGTTTTGATTTCTTCTGTTATGGCATAATTATCTTCTTCTGCCATTTGATTCATCACTTCTTCTGACCAATCACTTGTGTTGATAAGAAATCCGTCACCGTCTCTATCTAATTCCATAATATACTCCTTAATTTTCACCATTATAATACACTCAAACATGTATTGTCAAGTCTTTTTTTAATTATTAAAAAGCTGCACTAGAACCACAACCACAAGTAGATTTCGCATTTGGGTTTTTAATAGTAAATGCACTACCATTTAGTGGGTCACTAGTATAGTCAATTGTTGCACCTTGAAAATAGATGCCACTCATAGGGTCTACCAAAAGTTTGACTCCGTTAGTTTCAAATATCCAATCGTCTTCTTTTACCTTATCTAAGGTAAATCCATATTGAAAGCCAGAACATCCACCACCCTGTATAAAGGTACGAAGATTAAGACCTTCCTCTTCGCCTTCCAAGATTATCTTTGCTTGGTCAGCTGCACTCTCTGTAAATGTCATTTCCATTAGTTGTACCACTCCTCTAAAGTTTCTTCTAATAATGGTATGTATTCGTGTTTTTTCTTAACAAACTCTTGTACTGTACCATTTTCCGTCACAACTAAAATTACTATTTGATTGATAGGTGTTCCTGTCATCTCCTCAAACATTTCAGCATATGCTGCTGTCTGAATATAGTAATTTTCATTATAAGAATCTTTTCTTTCGTTTGTAGATGTTTTAAAATCTACGATTGAGAGTTGATGTTGATAATTTGCTATCAAATCTACCCTACCTGCTACCTTGTATTTATCAGAATACAAACATGCCTCTTGTGCAACTACTGTATCTATGTATTCAAACTTTTTATTCTTCAATTCAGTAAATAAAGTAAATGGGAAAAAATCTTTCTTATGGTGTTCCATATCCTCACCATTCAGATAATCTTCGCACATCTTATGTACTTTCGTACCTCTAGTTGCAGCTTTATTACATATGTAATTAGCCGTCTTTTCACCCACCCTTTTACGCCACTTCATCAACCCCTCTTTACCTCTAGGTGATAATACTGTAGTAATTGAAGGATAATGATTCCCTTCTGGTGTTACATAATGTCTCTTACCATCAACTGTTTTAGTATTTAAAACAGGAAAATCTATTTGTTCATTCATTATATTGTATGCCACTCCTTTCCTTCAAATAATAAAGACTCTGCAAGTCTCCTTCTAATTAAACCATCTAGTGTTTTACCTGCTGCTTTATTCCATCTTTTCATTTCAGAAGGTACTGATACATAATCTGTTTCATTTAGTTTTTTCAACATAGTTGAACTTCTTAAATTACCAACACCTAAATTAAATGTCCATGCAACTAAAGCATCAAACTGACTTTGATTTAGTTCAACTATTACATTGTCACTAACATATTTTTCAAACTTTGCAATGTCTTCTTTTAGTAGTTCATCAGCAATGTCTTGTGTAATCACATCAGTTTCTAATACTCCACCTGTATGACCGTAACCTATTGTCAACACATCAGCAGAACATCTATACGATTCTAATCTACAACCTTCAAATTTTTTAATTAGGGATAATCCCTCTTGACTACATTTCATAAATCAACTCCTATTCCTAGTTTAGTTTTTTCTATGAGAT